TCACCAAACATTGATCCATTTAATTTAAGTTTTGGCCACCAGTTTAATATATCATCCTGTACTGCATCATATTCATGAGCGCCATCAATCATGATGTAATCTATAGAGTCATTCTCGAACATATCTAATATTCTTTTTTCATCAGATCTGCCCTGACAAACTTTGACCATATTTCTGCCAATAAAATATCTTAAATTTTCTTTGAATATTTCTGAAAAATCCTTTGGTAATTTTACATTAGCGTGTTCTGTTGAACCTTCAAAGGTATCAACACAATATATTTTTACGTTTTCTTTATTTGCATTTACTAAAGCTGTTGCAAGGTAATGAGTTGATCTACCTAAAAAAGATCCAATCTCCACGATCTTTCCATCATCGTCAATTTCGTCAGCAATGACGTCATAAGTTTCTGAGTAATTGAACCACCCAGGAATCTTAAAGTACGTTTGTTTCATAGTTAAGCTTTCCTTTTTTGTTTGTCTTAACTATTTGTATCTTTTTAGGTGGTATTTGCAACCCTTGTGATAACGGTCCTTTTTTAGGAGGAACTGTCTTCGTTAGTTTCTTCTTCATGTTCACACCTTACACACTCACACATACAGGGAGTTCCTAAATTACAATGACATATACATCCACAAGAGGTGCACGTTGTCATTTTTTTTTAATAACCTTTTGTAAAGTTTTTGCTTGACTGGCATGAGATCTTGAAGCTTTCTTCAAAGCACCAATGACCTTCTTTACTCTTTTTCTTGCTTGTTTTTTTATCATTTCTTCTTGGAGATCATTCCTTTGATACCAGGTGCCGCCCTAACCCCCAGACTGACAGAGCAGGCTAAATATAAGAGATGACGATAATACTCAGGTAAAGTTGCGAGTACCTCAAAGCCCTCTTTTATGTGTGGGCGTAAAGGTCCGATAAATACACAAATTGCAGGAACCATCAGGGCTAATAAAACAAACTCGTCTTTCCACGACCCTTTCATTTGGTCTACAGCCGAAGCCTCCCACGCCACTTTACCTGCGATTTGCTGCTCCTTAAGGCTCTTCTGTGCCTTAATCTCAGTCAGTTTTAGGTCTGCTTTAGCTTTTTTTGTCTCAACGAAGCCTTTGACCGCATCCCCCACCATATTTGCAATGGGCCCTACTAAAAAATTCATCATTTTTTCTTTACTCCTTTAATTTTACCCTTGTTTATACTTGCATAGAAGACTTTTGCGCCTTCTTTCTTGCCATATGTCTTACTCATGGCTTTTTTTATCTTTTTACCCTTCTTGTTTAGGGGCATTTGTTCTCTCTCTAGCAACATTTGCTCTTAATTCTGCTAAATCATAGTCTTTTTGTAGTTTTGCAGAGTCAAGCATCTGTTTATAGTCAAATTGATTCTCTTTTAGGGCTTGATTTTCACCTTTTAACTGTGCTTCCATCTCCATTTCAGCCTGTCTAAGTGATAATTCTTGCTGTTTTAACAAAACAAGAGGGTCAACCTGTTGATCTTGTAAAACTTCTTGCTCTTCAGCAATCATTTGTTCAGTAATTTTGATAATTTCTTCATTAATTAGCTTATCTCTTGCCATTTGAAGCTGTTGCATTTGTTCAGGTGGTATTTGATCACCAAATTGTTGACGTAATTTTTCAGCTTCTTGCACTAATGCTTTCTCTACAAGCTGAGTTGCAAGTAAAGACACGTGTTGATTGATATGAGAAACCAAAGTTACTATTGCCATAGGATTAGTTTTTACCAAACTTGATGATAAAAATATTCTATGTGCTTTTATGTGTTGTGCATGATCTTGTTGTGGAAAAGCTTGAAGCGGTGCACCACGTAAAGTAACGCTGTGCTCCATCGCAGGATCCATCGGTTGTGGTCCTTTTGGTATAGGTAGTATTTGTTCAACATCTTTTACACCTAAGGCAATATACATTCTTCTGTATGCTTCATACAGATTGTGCATTTGTGGATTCGATTGTGCTAGTTGTAATTGATTTTGTGCCAACGTCACTCGTTGAGACATTGAGAATATATTTGGATCAGAAACAGGTAAGATATCGATGTTGTCATCGAAGTCAGCCATCTTAATTTCTCTTGGACCGCCCGCAACTGCATAAGGATAAACAGGTGGTAAGACTAATTTGAAAATTTTAGCTAAGAGTTCGAATTCTTTTTTCTGTGCATAGTGTAATCTTTTGTGAACAGCAGACATGACTTTGGTGCCACGTTCCATAAGAGCCATAGTTGTACCCACCGGAGTTTGTGAGCTACCAATTTCAGATAGTTGCATATCTGCAACAGTTGCAAATTGTTTTGCTGCATCAACACAAAAACCTAAAAGCTGCATTAAAGTTTGATCAGGTCCTTTGTAAGGCAGAGGCATTAATGCTTCACGAATAATTCCATTAGGTGCATCCACATCTCTAAACTCACCAGGTTGTAAAGGTTGATCATCATCACGTATTCTCAAACCACGTGATTTAAAACCAGCAGGAAGATTAGATAATGTCCCTGCATCAAGTAATTGTCTTAAAGCTGATGTAGCAGATCTTGTCAATCCACCAATCATGTGAATTAATCCAAAGCCATAAAAACCTAGACCAGGTAAAAACTTGTAATGAACAAAAAATTCATTTTTATTTTTTAACGAATCGTTCTCATCGTAATTTCTGTAAATAGATAAAATAGTATTATTACTTCTATCTATTGTAACAATGTAAGGAAGTTTGATTCCACTGGGCTCACCATTTCTAGAATTTATATCTTCGAAACCTTCTAAGTCTAAATCAACATGCATCTCATAGAGTTCAGCCATGTCATCCATTGAATACTGACCAGGACTCTCACCATCAATTTCATCTTTCTTTTCTTGTAAACCATTTTCATAAGCACCATCATAACCTGCTGTTGGTGTATCTAAATAAAATCCAGAAACTTGTTTCTTTCTTAAATCATTTTTAGACATTTTAAGAACTTGTGTAATTCTTTCACAAGTATCTAAATCAGAACAACCGTATGGAACAATGACATCTTCAGCAGGAACAAATTTAGAAGTTGCTCTGCCTAATACTTCATCATAATAAACTTTTTTAAATGCACTACCCGATAAAGGTAATTGAAATAACAGTTGGTCCATCTCTGGATTATAGTCATCCATGACATGAGTAATCTCATAGTTCATGTAATCTTTTACACGTTCTGCTGCCTGTTGTAATTCTGGTGAGTTTGCTCCTACAACTTGTGTTCGTACAGGTCCATCACTTGGTAATAGCTCTACATAAGCCATTGCCTGAAACTGTGTAACAGCTTGAGCTAAAACAGGATGATTTACACTTGCAGCACCACGAAACGGACGAGTGCGTTCTTCATATTTAAATCCAAGTAAGTCTAAACCTTTTGTGTAAGATTGTTCCCAATCTTCTCTTGTTGATTTATCATTATCAACTTTATCAACTAATTCGTTTGCAATTGCTTGTAGGTACGCTTCATCTAAAACTTCTGCAAGGTTAGATGAGAAACCTGCAGCGACAGGTGCTTCGTCCTCAGGTGAAACGACTGCAGAACCATCCTCTTCAATAATTACATCAGGTTCTACTGCTCCTGTATTTAAATCAACTTCTTGACCAACTTTCTCAACTTCCAAATCTTCCCCGCCACCAGGACCTAGTGGGTTTTCATTTTGAGGATTTGGAACGTTTGAGTTAAACTTTTCTACCATTATATTCTCCGTAAATATCAGTTATTGAAACTAAACCATCAGAAGCAATTTTACCACCATCTTTTTTACGGAATAGGAACATTGGCCCTTGTTTGCTTGTTTCTTCGGGTAAGGTTAATACAAACATGGGTGTCTCTGAAGGATTATATTCTTGTATAATTCTAATTATATTGTCTTCGTCAAAACCATCAGGTGGTGTTTCTAATTTATAACCAATTGTTGTTCTTTCATCATCTGGTCTTACTATAAATTCTGAGAATTGATTTGGTGCAATTTCTCTTCTCAACAAAATAGAATTATCTCCATAGGTTTTAAGCTCCTTCATAATTCTAGCATCAAAGTAATCTTTAGGTTTAATAACAGTTTTATCTAAATCATCTGTTGTATCGAGTATCTCTTCTCCGCCTGCACCCTTGTTAATATATTTATATCCAAACTTACCTTTTGTTTTATCTATGACTTGTTCAATTTCAACATTACCACCATATTTCTTCGCAATGTTTTTCATTTGTTGAACAGCAATTTTATCATAGATAGTTTTAAACTTTTCTGCCGCTGGTCCACTAGTATCTTTACCCCATCTCATATTAACAAACTCTGATGGCATGATCGCAATTTTGTTGATACCGTTTGAACGTGCATCTTGAATAGTTGCTTTAAGCATCATGTCAATCCAATCAGGTCCTTTGTTAAATGGGATAGAAGGAAAAGTTTCAAGTTTTTTTCCACGATATTGAGCAGGTATATCTTGGTCTTGAGCTGATCTTAAAATATCATCTGATCTACTTTCCGAAGTAACAAAAACATCTTTTAATTGATCATCAAAATTTTGTTGTCTGTTAAGCTCAAATAATTTGTTAAATTGTTCTCTGCCTTGTAATTGTAAATCTACAATTTTGTTTTGATAGTTAGGATCTACAACTTGAAATTTATTTTGATTCGCAATCGCTTGAATCTTTGTTTGCAGTTCAGCTAAACTTTCTTGTATTTCAGGAGCCATCGTTTCTAAAATTAATGGCTTTGATGGTTTTGTAAGATTTGTATTTTTTAAGAACTCAACACGTGCGTTTGGATATTGAGTTTCCAAAGCTCTAAGCTGATCTCCAAAATACGCATCAGTAGGATCTCGCATTAATTTTTCTTGTAAAAATCTTTTTCTATTTTCTATATTTTGTACAAGAGCTCCTAGTCTTTCTTGTTCTTTTTTTAATTTTGTAAGGTAATCTGTTTGCAGTTCTTGTATGACGGCAACATTATCTCCTTGCACGTTTTTGTAATCTGCAACACGAGCAAAAGCTAAAATGTTTGGTTCTTTAGAATAATGTGTTGTGTTAAAGTAAGGTTGTTTTTGACCTGGAAGTTCTGGTGCATTGATTAATATCTCACGGTAATTTTCACCTGCTTCATCAATTCTTACGTTACCTGCATTTTTATGTTCAGGTCTTCCTTGTAGAGCGTTAAAGTTAACAACATCCCTATCCGTATCTGGTCGGTCAGGAACATCACTTTTTTTGACAAATATTTCAATGTTGGCAATTGGTGACTTTTCAAAAACATCCACTAATGTTTCTTGACTTACTTTTTGACCAGGTAAGAATTTAACAGAATCTTCTAAGTATGCGCTGATACCAGAATCGTTTAACTCGCTTTCAGAAACATTTCTTCCCTTTGCTAAAAAATTCATCCACTCATTCGGTGCTGCATTTTTAGGCGCATTAGGGTCAGTGATTGCACCTAGTAGGTAAGATTGAAACGGAAAGTCACCTGGATTGACTTTAGGTTTCATTGGTGGTGGCACTGTAAAATCTTCGATAGGATCAGTAGCCTTAGGCATCGTAGGAACGTCAGTCACCTTGTTTGGTGTGAGCATCGCTTTGACTTTACCGAGCCCTTTAAAGATATTGACAGGATTAAATGCTTGTAAATTTCCTGACTCTACTGCTTGCTTAAAGAAGTCTTGACCTTGGAAGGCAGGATCGTCTGCGAACTGTTGTTGATTGATGTTGGTCAACGGATCACCGCCAATGGCCATCTTGACAGGTCCACCTTTTTTAAATCCTGTTGCATCTCTCAGGGCTTGACCAGAAAGATTCAAAAATCCTTTTCTCATATATGGTGTTTCTGGCATTGTATCTATAATCTCCTGACTCAATTCAGGATTTTGTAAACTAACTTTCAATTCATTTGGATTCTCTAAATAATAATTCATTAGATTATCAAATCTCATTTTCATTTCCTGTAATGTTTGTGGTGTTTCAGAACCAAGTAAAATATCATTAAATTTTTTCTGTACATTATCCTCAACACCAGCTTTTGCAATCGTGCCTGCAACTTGTTTATCTAATGCCATGTTAATTAGTTGAACAACCTGTGGTGTTAAATTTTCTTTTTTAATTCTTCGATAAGCAGCCATACCCTTCTCAGTGAGCAGGTCATTATATTTTTTTATTTTGTCTAAATGCTGATTAACTAACTTCATATCATTTTTATTCAATGCATTTTTAATCTTACTTATTGAATTATCTATGACGTTCTCAGCAGTTCTTTGTAATGCTAAATTTTCAATACCGTAGTTTACACGAACTAAATTAGGAACTGTTGCTAAACCACTCATTCCTTTTTTGAAATCTTTTAGGGGTCCAGCAAAATCTGAAATTCTGTATATATGTGATAGATGTCCTCCAAAAGCTTTACCTGTCATGATGATTGCTTTTTCTAAATCTGCATCGGGATCAAACTTTCTATATTCTTCTAACAGTCGAGTCTGTAGTTCAGGACTTGACATGATTACTTCTTTGTATTTTGGGATTGTATAATTAGATAATTCTACTGAATTATTGTAAATTGTTTTGTAAGCATCTAATTCTTTTTTTGTATTTCTTGATTCAAGATCAAATATTAATTGTTCTACTCTTTCTCTGTTTATATCTTTGTTAAAATTAGGGTCTGTTTTTTTAACTATGCCGTAAGCGTCCATGACCTGTTCAAAGTCACCTTTACCTGCATTACCAAAAGTACCATCTCTAAAAGCTTCTTTTAATTTTTTTAAACCAGTTGCATATTCATTGTCAATTTTCTTGCCAGTGATAGGAATGTATTGAGTAAAGATGTTTGCTATCTCTCCCTCAGGCTTTGACATGAGCATATTTAATTTGTTTATATTTTCTTTACCAATCGCTTCAGTCAAAAGCATGGAGTCATCTCGGTTTAAATTAGCCATTAAGTTCTTCATATTAATTTTTGTATTCTCATAAGGTATTTCAACCGTATACGCTTTAAATCCTTGACCCTTATCAATATTACCTGACTCCAAGTCTTTAATTAATTTATTTACTGCCTCTACCTTTTGATTTCGTACTTCGTTAGGAATTGAACCTGATGCATCAACTTTTGCTATTAAGTTTTGATCTTGAAAATTCTTTCCGCTTCTTGCCCATTCGTTAATTCTATTCTGTGATATATTAAAACCTAAGTCTTTAAGGTCTTTGTACAATGCACGTGAAGTCATCTTATCTTTATTTTTTAACAAATTTTCAGCGGCCAACATCCATGGTTTATAATCTGCAGACATTTGTAGTTGTGCATTAGGATCCAAATATTTAATAGCTCTCTTCAAATGATTAAGTGTGGACTTCTTGTTTGTCTCAGAAATAGTAAGTGGAACTCCTTCTTGTTTTAAAAAATCATAAAAGGTTCCTGCATTAAAAATATCAGGATTGGTTGCTCTAAATTTATCAAGCGCTTGTCGATAACCTGAATACAAAGATTCTTGACTTGCGGAAGCACCTCTCTTTAAATTTTCTAATGAAGCAGGACTCATACCTCCTGCTCCACCATCATCTGGTGCTTTCATAATTTGTGACGTTTCCATTACTGGTGGACGATTACTTTGATAGTAAACTAAACCAATCTTTTGTGCGTCGTCAGGGAACTGTGATGTCATCACTTGATTAATAACTTCTTTCGAAGCTCCTTGGCTTCTTAAATTATTCAAGGTTTGTAATCCCTTGACACTTAACTTAATACCACCCTTTGTTGCCAAAGCGAGTAAACCCGTAAAGTCTGCAGCGTCTAATGCTGCCATAAAAGGATTAGCGGCAATCTTTTCACCGAGTGTTAATTCTTCACCTCGTAATTGTTTTGATCGTGCCTTTTCTTGATCACGATATAAAAACTCTAATGTTCTTTCACCAAACTCACCTAAGCCCATTGGCTTAAATCCAAATTTATCTAACGCAGGGCCCAAGACAGGGTCTTGTCGTTCTGCACTGGTTACAAATGATTTATTAGGGTCAACGGGTAATCCCGCTTCTTTTTGAGCTAGGGCTACTGATAATTCTCTGTCTAATTTTTCTTTTGCAAAAGGATCTTGTTCTCCTACTACCAATCCATAAATATCACGAACAAGTTTTTTTCCTGCTTGAGGATCTATTTTTGTTTCTTCCGCATATGCAGGATCATCTAAAATTATTTGATCAAATGGATTTCTTACAGCCATTAATAATACTCCAAGTCTGGTCCGTGGTCCGTGGGCTCATCTTCGTAGTCATCGTTCAACGATACAAAGTTACCCTTACGGAACCTTAATAATGCTTGGCTCATTGAGTCAACGAGGTCGTCATGTTCCGCATGAGGAAACATAGCGCATTCTTCAATCATCTCTTCAGCCCAGCGTTCTTTCGGTGCCCATACTGCGCCACTCTCAAATACAGGAGCAACAGCGTGCACTCTCGATAACTTATCATTGCCTTTGCTAGGTGTAAAGTTGATAACAGGAATACCGACTTGGCGTAATTCTTGTATGAGAGGTAAGCCCGACGCCTTTGCTTCAATGATCACGGACTCCGGTTCCCAGTATTTGTACTGCTCTACCGCTACTCTTTTCAGTTCAGGAAACTCAAAACGATCTTTGACAACATCTAACAAAATTATATTCGGTGTTATTTCATCAGGATAGAACACACCCCACGTCGAGATTGCACTGTAGTCACCCGTTTCTTTTTTGGTAAATGCTGTATCGTAACTTTGAATGACGTGGGATAATCTTGGTATCTCTTTACGCTCCCACAGGTTCCACCACTCTCGTTTAATAATGGCACCTTCTTCACCTGTTGGATTCTGTTGCCACTGCGCTTGCCATTTACGCTCACTTAAAGATGCCTTGACAGCTTCTAATTCTTCTAGCTTCCAGTAGTTAGGCCAGACAGGTTTATTGCTGGGCATGATTGCAGGGAACTCAATAATATCCCATTGGTCCGCTTTCACTTCAGCCATGGCTCTGATGAGATTTCCCGTTAAGTCTTTTTCCGACCAACGGGTCATGACGCAAACTATCGAACCACCAGGTTGTAAACGCTGACGAGGTCCTGAGGTGTACCACTCCCATGCATTGTCCATGGCTGTTGTGGAGAGAGCATCTTGTTCGGAATGAGGATCATCGATGATGAGAAGATCAGCGCCACGACCAGTAATAGCACCGCCCACACCTGCACCGAAATATTCCCCACCATAATTTGTTTCCCATCGACCCGCAGCTTTGGAATCTTGACTAAGTTTAACATCTGTAAATACCGCCTTATACTCCTCACTGTCCATGAGGTTTCTCACTTTACGACCGAAACGATAAGACAGTTCAGCCGTGTGTGTTGTTTGAATGATCTTGGTCTGTGGTTTGTGGCCCATGAGCCAAGCAGGAAAGAGATAGGACGCAAATTCTGATTTTGTATGTCGGGGTGGCATGTTTACAATTAATCTTTTGATTTCACCCGATAGTACCTTTTCGAACTTCTCACCGATCCTGATGTGGTGTTCACCTTCCACGAACCCTGGCCACACAGTCTTAACGAACGTTATAAAGGAGTCTCTTGCCTTACTTGCAAGTTCTAGTTGTGTCTTTCTAAGTTCTAATTTTAAAAAAGCTTCTTTTGCTTCTTGTTGATCCATAGAGGATACATCAAAGTCAATTTTCATGTCAGATTTATATCATAGTAACTATTTGTGTAAAACTCAACCGAAGTCCTGCTGTGTAGTTAATGTACGGGGCAAAAAACCCCCCACCCCCACGGGCACGGGCACAACATCTTGTGGTCTAACCTTAAGGGACTCCCAAGATATAGTATGTGTAGTTTTTTTGATGGTAATTCAGGATGGAACAGCAGGTTGCTCCCTGGAAGAAGGTGGAAGGCATGGGCTAATAAACCCATGCCGATAAATGTTATCTGTTAAGTAAATCGTCCAACAAGTTTTTATGTTGAGCAGAGAACTTACGAATAAGTTCTAAACCCCATTTTTTTACTTGAGGATCAGAAGTAGTATTAACAAGATGATAAATTTCGCCAGAAAGAAAGTTAGCGATAGCACGATAATCTACTCCTTTTTGTTCTGTATTATCTAATCGTTCCATACGATCAGCGTCAGCCAAACGCTCTTGTAGATCTTGAAACGGACGATTGATAATATCGTTATTGTTAGGCATGAGTCTAAACTACTCTTATCCTAACTAATTACAAGTATATAAGATATTTCCTGTGGATAACTTTTGTATCATTTGGTCGCACCCAGAAACCAGCTTGACACGGCTTACGCAACTCACCCAGCGGATGTACCGCCTTTTTTCTATACATATACCCCCATGGTAAAAATGGTTTTTGAAAATGGAGAATGGAACTTGGAACGAGGGCAGTAGCCCTCGCACCAAAGATTATCCTTACTGTGTTTGCATTTGAAGAAGTGGAAAGTTCTCTGTGAGAATCTCGCTCTCTTCTTCTTGGTCAATGAGTGGTTTGAGTTCAACCGACCTAACAAGTTTGGTCTTATAAGATTTATAGACCTCTGGTTGATCTTTACGAAAGGACTCGCTATCAAATCTTTCGTATTCTCTAACGATCACATTTAGCTTGTGCTCGATACCTTTGAGGACTTTGTCCTCTTCATTGATGAAAGACTTAACCAAATCTTTCTGTTCCTTCAACTTCGAACTGACGAAGTTGCTTAGAATTGTTAGCCTTGCTAACTTGTCTATTTCCTTCTTTTTGTTCATGTTGCCTCCTTTGGCTTTAGGGCGAACAACCTAGCTAGGTGAAGGCTTATTAATATCCTTACATAACGAACGCCCATATATTATATATAGTGATGTCCTAACTAATTACAAGTATTTATTAAACAAAGTTGTGGATAACTTTTGATACTCCAACCACAACCTCTACCACAACTTACCAGCAGACACGCCTGAGCCGGAAGCTCAGGGCCCCCTATGTATACCCATTGGTCATGTTGGCAATGCGAAATGGAAAATGGAGAATAGGCATTGGTAAACCAGCAGCGCAACGCCGGCGAGACACATCTGTCCCGCATACCAGCCAACTCCAAAAGGTAGCTTGCGAATGGAGATTGCCACGAAGGCGACTACGAGCACCGTCGTGGCAAGATAGAAAATAAAAACTGGCAACTACTCGGCTGCCTCATCTTCTTTCTCTGCAATGATTTCACGACACACATCTTCGCATGCCCACCATGCCAGCAGGTTCCTGAGCTGCAGGTCACTACCTACCTCTTTAGCACCGTTAAATGTCACGATGAGATGGAGAATGGAGGCTTCGCCCATGTCGTCGGCCATGTCGCTTAGTCTCTGCCAAATCTCCTCACAATATTTTTTGTAGAAGGATTCGGTGTCTGCGTAGTATATCAACTCAGAAATCGTGCCACCAGCACAGCCGTGCAGGGTCACATCTTCAATGGTATTGCTCTCCTGAGTTTCCAGGAGCCACTCCTTGATGGAGCTTTCCTTAAACTCAACTGGCATCAGGCTTCTCCCAGGACCAA